GGATATTTTAAAGTGCAAATTTATTGTTTTCTTGGAGAAAACAAATTGTAAAAAGTAGGATAAAACAAATTGTTAATCAACAATCATTTTCTGGTATGTTGGATTAATTTGTGGCATTGTTATCACTTCCATCAGAATTAGTCAACAAATCATTTCCAATAGAATCAGCTTGATTTTCTTCTTCAATTTGTTTCATCTCAAGGTCAGGATTATTTATAAAACTTAATTGAGATAAAGCTGTTTTAGTAGATATTTTATCACCTAATTGTGAAATCATCTGTGCAGTAAGGAAATCGTCTGTTGGTATGCTTGGAGTAAATGTCAAATTAATATCACCAACATTATATGCAACTCCAGTTTTCTTATATAAATATAAAAATAAAAATTCTATTCTATTTTTTATACAATCCTGCATAGCTTGTATATTATTCTTACACTTCATTTCTAGACTTAATAGTCTACTTCTAAGAGCAGTACCACTCAAATTGCTTTGCATCTTTTCGTTATAATTAATATGAGAACTCATTTGATATATTTTATCTTCTATATTATTTAAATTGTTCTGGACGTAAGAATCATTGAAATTTTTCATTAACCAAGCCACGTCTGAATCTTTAGATGGAAGATTTAATATACCTAACTTTTTCATCCTTTGTAAATCAGTTAATCCATCTTCACCTTTAGTTGTACCATCAATTTTACATCCCGTCATTTTAATGTATGATGCCCTAAAATCACTAATTTCATTACTGTTATCGCTCATATTAGTCTGTAATGCATCTTGTAAATTTTTAATTCTTGCATATATACTTTCATATAAACTTCCTATATATACCATACTAACTGGAACTCTACCAAACATATTTTCATCAATATTTCCTATTTGTTCAAAATTATTAGCTAATACTCTATAATGTATTATAGTAGTAGATTCGTACACATCTGCATATATAGTATTAGTTTTATCAAATCTCTTAGTATAGAATCTAATAAATAACTCTATATTTCCAAAATCATCTTCCAAAATATAACAACTTGTTGGATTACATATTATTGAAGAAAATCTGCCAATTTTATCAATAAAATATAATTCATATCCAATATTAAATTTCAATGATTCATTAAGTAATTCTCTATCATGTTTTACACTCCAGTGCCTTATATTATCTCTAATAGCATTAACAGCATCAACATTATCCGTATAGCTTGAATATGTAATAGGATTACCTAGCACATAACTTGATTCTTCTGCAATAAATTTTTGAATAAAGTTAACATCTAATATATTGTTTATTCTATCAGTAATTATCTGATAATTTTTTCTAGCATCACTCTCATTGTTATAATAATTATTCATCTTATCATACGTTGTTTTATTTTTTTTATAATCTAAATAACAATTGCTTAATAATTCTTTCTCTGCCATTTTTTATATCACATCCTTTCATTAAAGTCCTAAGTCTCTACGATCTAGGATTATTAATTTTGGTATTAATTCTATATTATCTATTCTATTGGCGAACTCAGCGACTGCATCAGCTGCGTCATCGTGGAGGGTATAGTTTTGTCCCGAAAACTCTTGAAATTGATTTATAAATTGTTCATCTTCTTTATTGAATATTATTGCCCCACTATTTGTGTCATCTACAATGCTAGAAATTTTCTGGTCTTTATTTTTCCTCTGCATTTCATTAATAAATTCCAAATCTCGTCCTTTTAATTCATCATCTTTTGCAATTAATTCTTTTATTTTAATTACATCACTGCCCTGATATGTATTTTTTTCGATATATATATGAGTGATATCTGGATATTCTTTTAATAACTTAATTACTTTATTGCAATAATTATTAAATGAAAGTTTCTCTATAATACCTTTACGAACATATTTAAAATCATTCTCAGCCTTACTTCCTACCACAAAAGCACAATAATCACTATTTTTACCAGTTGTAGATGCAGGGTCAAGACATAACATAGTTTTGATAAATGTATTAAATTCTATCTCTTGTACCGACTGTTTCCTTATAGATTTAAACCATTTCTCACCTATATTCTCACAAGAACACATTAATTCTTGCATAAATGCAGTTCTCTTATTAAAGTATTTTTTGGCTAATGTATCAGAACTATATTTTTCCCATATCGTAGGAAATTCCATATAATCTTTATTTTCTATATAATATTCCTTTAGCATTATATCTTTATCTTCTTTGCTAATTTTAGTATTCATTAATATAGTTTTATAACGTTGCCAATACTGGTTGTCCTCAAAATATTTATCTATATCAAAATTAACCACTGACCTATGAAAGACCTTAAATGTTACATCTTCTTTTATAGTATTTATAAAATCATCTGGTGCAAGTGGAGTTCCAATTACAAGAAATTTTGATGCACTTTTTATTTTCTTACCATTTCTAATCACTTCACTATCGCCAACTTCTGTAATTTCTTTATAATATTTATTTAATACCTTTTCTTTTGCTCCATCGGATAATATATCATCTTCACTTAATACATCATCACATATTATTAAACTTGGTCTGAATATTCCATCTTTACAACCATATGTAGTACCTCTTACGGAACTACCCCAACTAAATGCTTGTATTTTGGAATTGTTTGTTAATTCTAATTCTTGCTTATTTACTGTTCTAGAACGTTTATCTATTAATTTACCAAAGGATTTTATTATGTATTGGTTATTTAGCATTTTTCGTGTATCTGCCACAAATTGAACAGCATCATCCTCTTTATTACCTATAACAATCGTATATCTACTCTTTCCAAAACAATGTAAATAACAACTTAGAGCCTTATTTATAATAGTAGATTTACTGCAACCACGAGGTAATATGAATTCTTCATTATCATACAGATCTTCTATGAACATTTTCTCTAATTCTTGCCATACCTCTAAATGAACAGGTGCTAGATTACGTGCAGTATTATTGTCCTTTGGAATAAAAGTATCTTGAAGATAATATTGACAATAGAATTCTAAGTTTACCATTGCTAATTGTACTGCTAGGGAATTCTTACCAAATAAGTTATCCGCATGGGACAATATTAATTGTTGTGCTTCATTTTCAGCTTGTTTATGGTCTAATCCAGTATATATTAATTGTTTTGTAGAGTATTTATACAATAGATAACGGTTAAATTCATCACTATTACCTTCGTCATCTTCTTTGAATTCTATATCATCATATAATATTGTAATTACCTCCCTTCTGGTTAGTCGAGTTTCAAAAATATTGTAAAAAATTTTATAGCCTAACAAGGGGTATTTTTGTTCCCACCAAATAGAATGCTACCCCTTGACCACTTTTACCATTTAATTACAAAACAAAAGGAAGATAAAACTCAATTATCTTCTTTAATTAATTCTTATTTATTTAATTAAATTATTTATTAATATCTTTATATACTTAACACATACACACTATACATCATGCATAATATATACTATATACTTGCATATCATACATACATATACTGCTAATATATAATATACATTTATACATCGCTGTATTACTTATCTATTACACGAATTGCGTCAAACGAACCTTTTATTCACATATTAATTGGTCTATTATATATATTATATATCTATGTAACATGCATGGTTGAGCCATTTATATACTATATACATTAATAAACGAATTGCGTAAAATAAAATATACATGGGGTTTTGTATTATTATTCATATATTGTATGTTTTATACGTAGATATACATAAAATATGCATGAATAATTATTACATAAAAGATATGTTTTATCTACTCTACTTTCTTTAATTTGAATTTATTAAACTCATTCTGCAAGTCATTTGTAGATATACTTTCATTATCTTTAGTATTATCATTTGTTTCTAACTTAGATGTTGGATTACCATAGATTCTATTTAATAAATACATAAGCACATCTTTCTTCGTATTTTCATTTTTACTTGTTAAAGCTATCTTATCCAGTTCTTTAATATACATATCTACTTTACTTTTTATTCTTTTTTCTCCTGCATCTTTTATTTCTTGTAAGCGAGCGTCAAGCTCAGCCTTACATTCCTCATCATTAATAACACTATCATATAGCCATTGTCTTGACCTATCACACGTCTTTGCAATATCTATTTTACTTACTTTTCCCTCGATTAACATATCAATTGCCAAAGACTGTTGTTCATTTATCATATCTAATTTCACCTCCATCTTGTCAAGTATTTTTACTTTACATTATTACATATTTACATGGACAATATATGTCCCACTAAAAAATATATAGGGTGGGGATATTTTTTACCCAATAATTTATTTATCTTCATATAACTCTATCAGCCTATTAATACATTCTGTTTCATAATCCAAAACACTCATTATTT